TATTAGATTTTGGATGTGCGCGTGGCGATTTTAAATTATTTCATGCCAGCGAGTACAATTTTGATTTAGATTATACCGGAGTTGATATGAATCAACATTTAATTGCAGCCGGAGAGGCGGTATATGAAAATCGAGTAAATTTAATACAATCGGATTGGTTCTCATTACCAGACGATTTGAAACGTGATTGGTGTATTAATATTGGATCATGTAATTTAAGGTATGATGCTGATATTAAAACGTCAGATGATGACCATTTAAAAAAGACATTACAGACCATGGTCGACCATGCACAGAAAGGTGTAGTAGTATTATTAACATCTGATATTGTTGCAATTGAAGATGGATTAATTAATCGTAATCCAGGTAATATTTTAAACTGGGCACAAAAAGAATTTGGAAAAGTGGCATTAGATCATTCATTTTCAAATGATGTATTCATATTAGTAATTTATAAATAAAAAGCCATATTATGGGAAGAGTAAACAATGCATTTGCGTATGATAAAAAACGCAGTAAGAGAATGGGTAAATTGTATAATACAATTGATTTTAATGTTAACGAAAAGATATCAGCTGATCTATTTGCAAAGGTACCTGAAAAGCCAGTTGTCGGTGAATTAGAAATAGGCGGAAAGTCCTTTAAGGTAACGTATCAAGAGTTAGATGCTATGATGTCGACGCTGCAAGAAGCAAAACGAGCTGTGGAGTCAAAATATCGTATGGGCCTTATGAACAAGTAAAATTTGATATTTATTTAAAAGAGGTAGAGTATGACTAAATGGGCGTTATATACACGGTATTCAAATGAAAATAGATCTTACATTATGTCAACTGAACAGCGATCTAAAGCGGAGGCCCGGGCATATTTCATGGGCGTTAAACAATTAACTGCGGAACAGTTTGATAATCTTTATCAAGTTGATCATATGAAAGAATCTAAATCAAATCCTAATAAAGGATTATTACTTGGATAATAATGACGTTAGATGAATTAGATATTGACGAAGATGCATTTGATATTTTTGTAACATTCAATGCTAGCGAAAAGATTGAGTTCTTGTCCGATGCACTCGAGTTTGGGACTCAAGCTGCTATATTAAAACGGATGGAGACAATTACCGCGGAGATTACAAAGCATGAGCCAATATCAATTGTATCATCTCAAGACTTTATATCGGATGGATATCGATTATGCGTTACCACATTAGATGACGAAGTTCAATTAAATTCAGAAAGTTTAAAAACAATTAAAAACTTTGTTACTAAATTATTCTACGATGGCGTGGTGTTAACGCCATTAGAAAAAAAGAAAACAGAAATGGATATGTACCGGTTCTTTAGAGCTTATAAAGTTGTAGGCCGGTGCAATCCTATTTCTTTAAGTTAACTACAATGACCTATCAATTTATAGATCACGGCGATCAAAAACTTTTAATCAAACGTACCTTTAAAGAGTATCAATTAAAGTCTGAATTTAATGTTGACTTATTAAATCAGTGGATTGGTACAGATATAATATTACGTAAGAATGGCATGTTCTATTGCTGTGAAACAATACAAGATGCCACAATTATTGAACCGGAAGAAGTTCCGGTAATTGAACCAACTACACAAAACTCAGGAAGTACGCAGTCATCATAACTAGTACGTATAATCCTTTTGATATTTCTACTTTTCTTTTCATATTATAATATAACAAATATATTATAGAACCAGTTTAAATTAATATTAAGTCTATATTAAGAAACTTTTTTGCAAAAAAGCTGCTAAAAGATTTGGTAGCGTGAGAACTATTTCTTATTTTTATATAGTAGATAATTAATTAAAAAAGAGATATGTCAAGATTAGATTTAAACCAATTAGTAAAAATTCAAGAAATTGCTAATACAGATGATGTAGAAGTTTATGCCAATGGAATTATTAGAGAAGTCACCAGTCCTGGTAATGGCGAAGTGTATAGAAATGTAGATTCATTTTTAGTATTAAGATTTGGTTATTGGGCATCACTTAGTGATGAACAATTTGATCAGATTCAAGAGTTACTTGATAAAGTGAATTTTAAATTAGAACTTTGGATGGATGATTGGGATGATGATTGTGGTTCAAAAGTAAGTTATAGAATTATAGATAAATATTCGAGATATGCATAAAGATTTACAACGATTACAAAATTTTGTAGACCAAATGAAGGCTACTTCTTCTCTTAATGAGAAAAAGGTTATTATTGGTACTATTAAGAACGATAAGTTCATTACAGAGGCTTTAAAATACGCCTACGACCCCTTTAAGAAGTATTATGTTACTCCTGCCAATTGTAAGAAGAATTCGGAGTTATTAGGCCATCCTAATACATATGGTAATATATTCTTTTTATTAGATGATTTGAATAATCGTGTATGTACCGGTCATAATGCAATTGCAAATGTGAATAGATTTGTATATGAAAATAGACAATTTGAAGATCTAATCTTTTCAATTATCAATCGTAATTTGGAATTGCGTGCATCTGATTCGGTTATTAATAAAGTTATACCAAATTTAATTCCAACCTTTGATGTTGCCTTAGCTAATAAGTTTGATCCTAAACGAGCTGATTGGAATGATGTATGGTTAGCATCTCGTAAATTGGATGGTGTACGATGTTTAACAATTGTTGATATACAAGGTAATGTTAAATGTTATTCACGTCAAGGTAATGAGTTTGAAACGTTAGATGTTGTGCGAGAGGCTGTTAAACAGATGGGACTTCGTGGTGTTGTATTTGACGGAGAGATTTGTTTAATGGACAAAAATGGAGATGAAGATTTTCCAGGTATCATGAAACAAATTAAAAGAAAAAATCATACAATTGACAATCCTCGATATGTAATGTTTGATTATTTAACCTTATCAGAATTTGATTCCAAGACAAGTGAAATGGTGTTAACTAGTAGGTTAGGTAGATTTGCAAAGGTTGTAGAACATATAGAAAGTTCTATATATTTGAGTGTATTAAATCAGGTAGTAGTTACCGACGATGACCATTTTGCAAAATTAAGCGCAGAAGCAGAAGAGTTAGGTCATGAAGGTCTTATGGTAAGAAAGAATGTCGGATATGAAGGTAAGAGGACTCAAAACTTATTGAAAGTTAAAAAGTTTTTTGATGCAGAATACCAAGTTGTAGATTTAGATTTTGAAGACCACCGCGTCATCCGAGAAGGTAAAGAAGTTGTGATGCCAATGCTAGCTCAGGTATGGATTGAACATAAAGGTTATAAGGTAGCAGTTGGGTCCGGATGGAACCAGGAACAACGAATTCGTTACCAAAAGAATCCTTCCGAGTTAATCGGTAAAACAATTACCGTGCAATATTTTGAAGAGACTAAAAATCAGCAAGGAGGTATCTCTTTAAGATTTCCGACCGTTAAGCATGTCTTTGAAAATGGAAGAAATTGCTAGTAAATTCTTTGTTTATTTGAAAAATTTTACTTATATTTAAAATATGAATGAAAACGTAAGACTAGGTTATGCCTGTGTTAACATGACGTTAACCGAGAGGCCAAAAAAGTTAGGTGGTAGAGTTACAACTTCTCGTACGGCTAGAAAAGCTAGCTGGTATCCTAATCGTGACTTGTCATTGTTAGGTGAGCGTGCATTGTTAAACGCAACCGACTTGTTACATTATCTAAAATGGAATGAAGAACATGACATCAAATTGTTCCGTGTAGGTTCTGAATTAGTTCCATGGCATGATCAATTCGAATTACATGAATTACCTCAGTACGATGAGTTATCTGCCAAGTTGTTAGAATGTGGTAACTATGCGCGAGAGCATGGCCATCGACTAACTACTCATCCAGGTCCATTCCATGTGTTAGGCTCACCTCATGAGCATGTTGTTGATAAGACTATTATCGGTCTAGAGCGACATTCCGAGTTATGGGATCTAATGGGCTATGATCCATCATATGAAAACAAGATCAATATTCATATTGGCGGTGCATACGGCGATCACGAATCTACTGCTCTTAGATGGATCAAAAACTATTACCGTTTATCAGAAGCATGCCGCGCGCGACTAGTTGTTGAAAACGATGATAAAGCTTCTATGTATAGTGTACGACAATTGTATGACCTGTTTCATAGAGATACTGGCATACCTATTACATTTGATTATCACCATCATACATTCCATCCTGCAGGTCTCAGCGAATACGAAGCATTACAGATGGCGGCTAGCACCTGGCCATCCGATGTTAGACAATGCACTCATTACAGCGAATGCCGTAGACATGAATTTCAGCGTATGTTCGAAGCTAAGATGGCTAAGCAGAATATTCCAATGAATGAAGTTAATGAATGGCCAACGTTTGCTGCGATGAAACATGATATAGATAAGATACGTATACAGGCTCATTCCAATTATATCAAAGATGAAATCCGTACGTATGATATGGATTTAGATATTGTTGTAGAAGCAAAGGCAAAAGAATTGGCGGTTTTAGGTTACCGCAATATTTATCAATATAATAATAAAAAGGTTTTACTATGAAAGATAGAGAAAATGTCTTAAGACAATTAGATGAAGTGGATAACATGATCATGATTTTAGATAGCGTCGTTGACCGTGGCATGAAAATTGATCCAATAGAAGCTAGGACTCGTTTTAATACTATCCGACAAAAAATTAAGTTTGTGACAGATCGAGTAACAGCGAGTTAAATATGAAACAACGACTATTTCCAATTGTCATAGCATTATCTGCTATAGCAGTATCCGCCTCTGCAGCGTTTTATTCAGTTTTTGGATTAAGTAAATTATTTGCAGGAGCTAGTCTCCAAGTAATTATAATGGCTAGTTCATTGGAATTTGCAAAATTAGTCGTTGCATCATTATTATATCGGTATTGGAATGATATCAATAAAGTATTAAGAATATATCTTTCTATATCCGTATTTATATTAATGGTAATAACATCCGGTGGTATATACGGATATTTATCTGGCGCGTACCAAGAAACTGCGAATCAATCTGAATACATTGATAACCAAATTTTAATCATTGAACAAAAACGTAGTCGGTATGAAGAACAACGTGTTGATATTAATCAATCTATAATAACATGGTCAGATGCATTAAGTAAACCTACTACGATACAATACGTTGATAAAGAAACTGGCCAATTGGTAACTACAACATCTTCACGGCAGCGCCGACTATTAGAAAGCCAATTAAATGAAGCTAAAGCATCGTTAAATGCTGTAACAGATTCTATTACAAAGTTAGATATGGAAATATTAAATCAACAAATAGGAAATGATATAGCACGTGAATTAGGGCCATTAAAATATTTATCTAATTTATTAAACACAGATATGGATATAATTATTAATTGGTTTCTGTTGTTAATTATATTTGTATTTGATCCTTTAGCTATATCATTAGTAATTGCCGCTAACTTTGCATTTATGCAAATAAAACCTAAAAGTAAAAAAAATAATTATTTTAAATCACGCAATACAGAGTTAGAACGCAGAGTTGAAGGAAGTTTACCAGAAGGCGCTGAATGGGGGAAATCGTATTACATCTCGGATAAAGATATGGAATTCAAGTCGCTTAAACAACGAGTATCTCAGAGCCAATCAGAGTTAAATAAAAAATATACAGACCAAGATGAGATGCGCATGAATGTTATTGGACAGAACGGAAATGATGGATTACATTACAAAAATGAAAATGAAGTTACAAAAGAGACTCCACCGGATAATACACGAACCGGTGGTTATTGGTATTAATAAATAAACAATTATGGCAAGAAAGAAAAAAGTTACACATCAATTTAAAACACGTACGCGAGAAGGTCAACGTGAAATGATTTGCAGAAATAGCATTGCAGATGAATCATATTTTGCTTGGGAACATTTAAAGGGCAGTGACAGGTGCGCGCAATGGACAAAAGTTAATAGTAACACTACAGCTGTATTATGTGCTACATGTGTGCGTAAAACCGTTCCACCTCCCGAAATGCGTAAAGGATATGTTTCTAAAGGCCGGCCACGTGGATGGCAATTCATGAAAGAATTTGTCGATTCTAATGGTAATGTATTTCATAAAGGTGTAGAGCAGAAAAAGTTAAAAGGTACTAAATTGGCAACTGTTATAGAACCTAAAGCGACAAAACGAAAATTATCTAAAGGCGAAAAAGCTGATTTACGACAAGCTATATTACAACAAATGGCTATGGTAAGAGGTGATGTAAAGAAGGCTCGATTTAAAAAGGATATTAAATCGGGTCAGTCACAATTGAAAAAATTAGAACGTCAATTGAAAAAGATTCGATAATCTTTTGATCTACGAAAAAAATTCTTTATATTTAATAAATTAATAAAAGGTACAAAATGAGTATATACGATGAAAACGCTCCCCAGCCGGTAGAGCAAGAAGAATTGAAAGAGAATGGCTCATTATATGAGGCCTTGCATAATCAATTAGCAACATTAGTTGACTATAACGATTCAATTATATTTCTCAACGATGAAATAAATGATACTACATTAACAGATTTAATAATTCGTATGCGAAGTTTATTACAGAATCGAGTTGATAAAAAGGCCCCTGTTAATTTAATGATTAATTCACCAGGTGGTGATGTGCATGAAATGTTAGGTATTATTGATTATATTGAATCATTAGATGTTAAAGTAAATACAATTTGTCGTGGAAGAGCTTTTTCAGCGGCAGCCATTATTTTATGTTGTGGTACTGGTACTAGGATGATGAGTAAACGATCGACAGTTATGTTTCATCAATCATCAAGTTTCTTAGGTGGTAAAATGAGTGATATTTCAGCATATCTAGATAATGTAAAGAATATAGAAAAGACTATATATGATATTTTAGCGGATAAAACAAATAAAGACCAAGCTTGGTGGAAAGATAATATGAAATCAGATTTATACTTGACCGCCGACCAATTAAAAGAATATAACGTAATTGATTCGATAATATGAAATTAACAGCAGAACAAATTGCAGAAAATTGGGACGAGTTATTAACTGTCATCAAAACAGAATTTACTGGTGCCCGTAAAGATAAGTTATTATCAATGTATACTGATTTAGAAGATAGAATGTCATTATCTCCAGCATCTTCTTATAATCATTATCATAATGCATTTCCTGGCGGATATGTGGAACATGTATTACGAGTAATAAAATGTGCTAAAAAAGTATATACATTATGGACAGATATGGGAGCTGATATGTCCGGTTATACATATGAAGAACTTATTTTTACTGCATTAAATCATGATATAGGTAAAATGGGATTTCCCGGAGATGGTAATGAAGTTTATCAATGGAATGATTCCGAATGGCATAGAAAGAACCAAGGTAAAGAATATAAAATTAATCCTAATAATCCATTTACATTAGTAAATGATTTATCTATTTGGTTATTGCAACATTATGGTATAGAAATATCATGGAATGAAATGTTAGGAATAAAATTAACAGATGGATTATATGATGAATCTAATAAACCTTACTTTATATCTAGATCGGCAGATGCAAAGCTAAAAACAAACTTAGGTTATGTAATGCACCAAGCTGATTCAATGGCGGCACGTATAGAATATGAACGATGGAATAATAATAAACCTATTACTACTCAGGCCCCTAAAAAGAAAATAACAAGTCCTCAGACACAAATTAATGCTAATAAAATGTTTAATGACTTATTTGGAGATTAATATGATTACAATTATAATACTATCAATATTACTATGCATTTCAATATTAATTAATTTTAATCAAATGCGAAAGCAAGAGGCATTAGAATCATATATTGATGAATTGGAAAATTCTAATACTGAATATTATCAATTTTTCACTGCATTAAAATCTCGTATGAATGAATCTAATTCCAAATTAAAACAAATCGATCGTTTAGGATCTTTTCAGGCAGATGATGAAACTGGATTTATATTTTCTGAATTACGTGATATTATTGATGAGCTTAATAAAGGATTTTAATGGAAGAAAATAATAGTCCAGTAGATAAATTTTATATATGGTTAGCTGCTGAATATGCAGATTTTGAAGCAAATGGTCCTAAAAAAAGACGTGGTCGTAAGCCAACTAAAAATATGTATTTTACATACATGACAGATCAAGCAATTATTGCGTACAATAAAGAAACATCTCAAAGTAAGCGTAATAAAGTATTTCGAGAACATATTAATTATCCTTTTAATAAATTAGTAGAAAATATATATCATACGTTTCGATTTTCATATTTTGATGTACCATATGAAGATATCAAAGCCGAGGTAGTTGCATTCCTAACAGAAAAAATAGGAAAATATCAAGAAGGAAAAGGTAAAGCATTTTCTTATTTTTCAATCGTTGCAAAAAATTACCTTATAATTCAAAATAATGCTAATTATGCTAAAATGAAAATGCGTACTGATACTACTGAAATCGATGCTAATAGAAATATTTATTCGGAAGTATCATTAAATGATCATCAAGAATCATTACGCGACTTTACAAACCTATGGGTTAGTTGGTATGATACACATATGAATACTATATTCTTTAGCAAGCGTGATATAATGGTAGCAGATACAATTTTAGAACTGTTTCGTATACGAGAAAATATAGAAAACTTTAATAAAAAGGCGTTATATATTTTAATACGCGAACGTACCGGTCTAAAAACTCAAAATATTACTAAAGTGTTAAATGTAATGAAACGAGATTACTCAAAAATGTATTCAGTATATTCTAAGACTGGTCATATAGTTAATACAAATAACTAATCCTTATATTTATATAAAAGGATTTTCATGAGCACAGAATTCGAGTTATTTAATGGAACTAATTTTTCTGATTTGATGCGTGATATATATCATAATTCAAAAAAGAAAGACCGCCAAATACAAGGCCTTATAAAAGAATTACAGCCGTTAATAAAAAATGTAGGCGATGCTACTGTATTAGTTCCTATGATTAAAGATTACTTAGAAGTATCTGTAAAAAATGATGATGCCTTGATTAAATTAGCCGCAGTTGTTCAACGAATAATATCAGCTTCAATGAAAGAGTCCGAGGAAGGTGAATATGGATTATCTGATGAAGAACGTCGTCAGTTATTGGAAGATGCTGAATCGGAAATAGAAAAACTGCAATCAGATAATAAGGAATCAAATGGCAAGCAACATCAATCTACAGATAGGCCAAGTAATCCGGACCTCAGATCCGATTCAATTTGATCAATTTCAAGATGAACGACAAATAGATTTATCTCCAGGGGCTATACGTGTTAGATTGCGTAAATCTGCGATGGCGCCTCCGCTAGAAGTAACTGCAATACCAGCTAATGCAAATTTTGTCAATGTACCATTATATGGTGAACAAGTGCTTGTGTTTACCGCGATCTCAGGACTTACAGAAAATTCAAAAACAAACCAATATTATTATATGCCAGCTGTAAGTGTGCATGGTCAAGTAAATAATAATATAATGCCTTTCTTGCAAGATACGCGAGTTGAAACAAAAAATTATCAATCAAGTGGTATATCAACAAAATCAAAAAATAAGCCTCCGGAGCAATTATCATTTGAACCACGCGTAGTTGCTACAATACAACCATATCAAGGAGATTCAATCATTCAAGATCGGTTTGGTTCAGCACTACGATTTTCAAGTACTCACGCAAATATATCTCCATATTCACAAAAACCTTTCTGGCAAGGCAATGTAGCTGGTGATCCTATTATTTCATTGACATGTGGAATCGATGGTACCAAGCGTGATAATTATTTCACTATAGAAAATCCAGATAAAGATTCTAGTTTAATTTATTTATCATCAACCCAGAAAATAAATAACTTAAAGTTAGCACAACGTAAAATAGGATCAGATACTAAACCATTAACATCATATACAGATCCTCAAGTAATTATATCATCTAATCGATTAATATTTAATGCACGTGCAGATGAGTTAGTATTAATATCTAAAAAAGATATCAAATTAGCTACTCCAAACTGGTCTGTAGATGTTGATAATTTAGTAACACAATTAGAAGCGTTAGTAACTGCTATAACTAAAATGACTCATACAACTGGTACAGGTCCATCAGGACCTCCTATTAATATATCAGATTTTACTAAAATTTTAAATGAACTTAATCGTATGAAACAATAAGGAACGTTATGCCATTAAATAAACCGTTACTCATTAATGAAATTGTTAATGTTTTAAAAAAAATTGAAAAAGAAGAGCGTAGTAAAGAAAAGGCTCGATTAGAATTAGCTAAAGGATTAGCCAATGCAATTGAAAAATATGTAAGATCTGGTACTGTGACTACTACGGTTGTTACTCCTAGCGGTCCTGGGACAGGTACCGGTGTAATTACTTAACCAATAGTTAATCTAATCCATATTTATTAAAAAGGATATTACTATGAGTTCAAAATCATTTGTAAAGTTATTACGAAAAATTATTCGTGAAGAAGTGCAAGATGCCGTACGCACTGTTCTAACCGAACAAACAGTTAATCATAATCAAATTATTGAACATGGGATGAATTTATCCCATGTCGCAGATTCACCAAAACCAAAAAAGCAGTTTACAAAAAATTCAATGCTAAATGATTTACTAAATGAAACAGCCGCGGCTCCAGCAGCTCCAGAAATGGCAGAATGGAGCACTATGAATTTTAAATCAGAAATGGCAGATGCATTTGGCATGAATACACCTTCAAGTGCTAATATAGCTCCTTCAACTGGCATAAATGGCGAAGCTGTAAATATGCATAAAGAAGGCGTTGCTGCCACAGTTAATGCAATGACAAAAGATTATTCCGCGCTAATGAAGGCAATTGATAAAAAGAAAATGAATAGATAATGGCAAGACCGGTTTATAAATATCAACCTGTTAATGAAACTCCGGATACCGCGATTGGCATCCCTTTGCCATTTAATATGGCTAGTAAGGGCCGCCCCGGGTCATCTAATTATGCTTCTGGAAGTATAAGTGGAAACTCGGTATTTGGATCTACTTATACAACTGCCGAACAAAGCGTTTCAAATTTTAAAAATTTACTATTAACGCGTAAAGGCGAACGTATTATGCAGCCAAATTTTGGAACTAATCTTTATGATCTACTTTTTGAGAATAATACTCAAGATGTTAGATCATTAATAAAAAAGACGTTAATAAAAGATGTAAAATATTGGTTACCTTATATATTGATAAACGATGTAGAAACGATTGTTAGCGCAGATATGCATCAACTAACAATTGCAATTCATTTCCAAATTACATCGGTAGGATCTAATTTAGTTATAAACGTTACTGCATCAGAAAATAGTTTGTCAATCTCAGATGCAATAGGAGATACTTCCTTACAACAAATTAGTAATGGATATTAAGGAAAGGTAATTCATGAGTAACTTAATTAAAAAAGATGTAAAATATTTAAATAAAGACTTTGCGCAATTCAGACAAAACTTGATAAATTTTGCAAAAAACTATTTTCCAGATACGTATCAAGATTTTAACGAGTCTTCTCCTGGTATGATGTTTATTGAAATGGCATCATATGTCGGTGATGTATTATCATATTATACTGATACTTCATTCCGGGAATCTAATTTGTCAACTGCAACTGAAAATTCAAATATATTAGCATTATCACAACTTTTTGGTTATAAGCCAAAACTAAATTCTCCGGCTAAAACAACTATAGATATTTTTCAATTAGTTATAGCAAAAGGATCAGGTGATGCCGCAAGACCTGATATGGATTATGCGTTATCAGTTAATTCAAATGTAGAATTGGAAAGTGAAGAAGGCATTAAATTCAGAACAATTAATCCGATTGATTTTAACGATGATCCAGATGTATCTGTTTATGAAATTGACGCGTCAGGTAATGTTGTTAGATATTTACTAAAAAAGCAAGTAGAAGTTGAATCTGGCGAAATACAGACATTGACATTTTTGTTCAATGATCCTAAACCATATGATAAAATAACGTTACCTGATTCCAATGTTATTAATATTATTGATGTAACAGATTCGGCTGGTAATAAATGGAATGAAGTTGACTACTTGGCACAAGATACTATCTTCGAAGATATTGCAAACATACCATTCAATGATCCAGAACTTTCTGAACATAGGTCTACAGTACCATATATTTTAAAATTACGTAAGACACCTAGGAGATTTGTAACAAGATTGCGTGATGATAATAGATTAGAGTTACAATTTGGGTCTGGATTGTCGGCCGATCAAGATGAAGAAATTATTCCAAATCCTAAAAATGTTGGATCTGGATTAGATTACTTAAAACGTGTTACCACTGATTCAATTGATCCATCTAATTTTTTATATACTAGTACGTATGGAATTGCACCATCAAATACGACGTTAACAGTACGTTATACCACCGGTGGTTCGTTAACTGATAATGTTGGTATTAATTCTATAACAAAAATAAATAATATTTCATATTTAAATGAAATAGCAAATGTAGATTTATCTGATAGTAAAGCATCAGTGGCAGTTACAAACCCATCACCAGCATTGGGTGGTAAGCAAAAACAAGATTTAGATAGCATTAAACAAAATGCCATGGCAGCCTTTGCTGCTCAAAACAGAGCAATAACGCGTGAAGATTATATTACGCGTATTTATTCTATGCCATCTAAATTTGGATCTGTATCAAAAGCGTATGTGATAGGAGATACTCAGATTAATACAAAAGATACTACATACCCATCAGATGTAATACAAAACCCATTAGCATTAAATGTATACTTATTAGCTCAAAATGACGCTGGTAGTTTTGTGGAATGTAACCAAGCATTAAAAGAGAATATAAGAACATATATATCACAATACCGTATGTTAACAGATGCATTAAATATTAAGCCAGCGTTTATAATTAATCTAGGAGTAAATTTTGAAATTACAACTCGACCAAATTATAATAGTAATGAAGTGTTATTAGCATGTATATCTAGACTTAAAACATTATTATCAAATAATCGTATGCAAATTAATGCACCAATTGATTTAGCTGCATTGACAGTAGCACTTGACCAGGTAGATGGTGTACAAAGTGTTATTAATTTTGAAATTTATAATAAAACAGGTGGATCTTATTCATCTAATAAATACAATGTGGAAAGTGCTACTAAAAATAGTATAATATATCCATCATTAGATCCATGTATTTTTGAAATAAAATATCCGGATAACGATATTCGTGGAAGAGTGATTAAACCTTAAAGGAATTAAATGTATAGAATATTTTATGCTGAACGCGATACTTCATTATTAGAACGACTTAAAGAGCGTAATGTTGGTATAGATCAAATTTTAGAACTTAGTAAAAATCAGTCCGGTTCTATTGTGAATGGTAAATATCGAAATCTGACATTTAATTCTAGAATCTTAATAGATTTTGGATCTGAAATTGACTCTTTATCATCAGCCGTAACAGCTGGCCAGATTCCTGCATTAGGTAATTCGGAAGGATCTGCATCAGTATATTTATCATTGCGATCATCCGATGCTACAGATTTGATTCAAGAATATACATTGGAAGCATATCCAGTTTTTGAAAATTGGAATAACGGGCAAGGATATACAAATGATGATCCGGAAACGACAGACGGTGCTTCATGGTTTTATAAGAATTCTAAAAGACAGGCAACTTATTGGAACACAGCTAATGACCAGCCAGGTATTGCATATCCAGCTATAGGTGGCGGATCTTTCCGTACTGACCATGGTATTGCTTCTCAATCATTTAAAAATGAAATACCTGATATACGAATGAACGTTACAGATATAGTAGATAATTGGGTTAAAGGTAATATTAGCAATTATGGATTCCTTGTTAAACGACCGGAAACCGATGAAAAATCGGCTGAAACGTTAGGTTCTATAAAGTTTTTTAGTCGTGAAACGCATACCATGTTTGTTCCTAAACTAGAAGTTGTTTGGAATGATACGACATTTGCTAGCACTGCATCTTCAGAAATTAACGCGGATTCATATGTACCTTATATTAAAAATATAAAAGACGAATACAGAACATCAGAAATTGCAAAATTTAGAATTGGCGTTCGTCCAGAATTTCCGGATCGGACATATACAACCACATCATTTTATTTGACCGGCGAGCGATTACCGACATCATCATATTATAGTATTATAGATTCTGTTACAAATGAAACTATGATAGAATATGATACTACTGGGACGCAGATAGACTGTGATGCTAATGGTAGTTTCTTTAGACTACGGATGGATTCATTTATGCCAGAACGTTATTATAAAATACAGATAAAAGTTGAACGAGATAATGGTAATGACATACAAACATTTGATGATTTCTATTTTAAGGTTGTTAACTAATGAGTATAGATCGTTCTAAATATAGTGAATATGATTTATCGGTAACTGGTATATCTGGAAAAATTGATTCTGATTTTGATTTCTTTTTCACACCAACTCGCCTTCCTGAGGATGAACCAGATCCTACGTTAACTGAAACTGAATTTATTTCAAATATAGAATTGACTGGTGATTATCATGACCAATTTTTGACCACAGATATAGACGTAGCATTTGTTTCTCAAGATATAGAACCTACATTAATTCCTAACTTTGAAACATTAGAAGTAATGTTAGTTGAACGTGGATTGACATATGATGCGATTCGAATTCAAACAAATATAGATGAATTTATATTTGATGATTTAGCAGCAATGGATTCTAGAGCCACAGAATATAACAATATTGTTAGATATCAAAGTGGTTATCGCCCAGCATTTCCATTTGTAAGAGATCCGGCTGATTATTTTAACGGTAATGATTATGATGAACAAGTATATCAGAAACAGACATTAACAGAAAAACTACGTGATCAGTATGAAGGTAAATTTA